GGCTGTGAGTGTAGTAAACATTATGGCTAAATCTTCGCTACTTAACTCTGTAATATCAGGTGGTAGCACCGCTTGTTCATACTGTGGTTTAGGAAGAGTAAGACTCTTTTGCATTACTACATCTATGTCAGTCATTATTTTCCAATCAAAGAACAGGATTTACAACCAGTAGGCTCAACATTACAGGCAGGTGAAACACCTGCTTCAACTGCATCGATTACCTTTTGTGCAGCATTAAAAATTCTTTCTACTATATAGAAATCAGATTTAATTGTGAACTCTTTATAATCTTGATCTGATTTTAATTCATATATAAATACAATTTCATTTGGAGCATCATCTCCAAATTGTCTTTTGGCTAACTCTAAATACATTTGTCCTTGAAGTAAGTGAGTTCTAAAGGGACGTCTAATATTTTTCCAAGCCTTTGTTAGATCACCATCGGCGTCATACAATAACTCTGGTGCTTCAAATCGTAAAGTTCCTGCACCTATAGATTTAATTTCAATTAAACAGTCGTCTCCAATACCTTTTACCCAACCATCTGCATGGCCATAAATTCTTAGGGGTTCATATACAAGTGGTACCTCTTTATACTCATGTGTAGATAAATCTACGTGTTTAGATAAAGCCCAGCCATCGCCAGTTAAACCATTCCATTTTCCGTACAGAACACCCATATCTGCTAATCGATTTTGCCATTTAGCATGAATAAAATGTCCTTCATCAAAAATGTTTTGAAGTCTAAGATTAGGTTTTTCTTTCTTGGCCTTACCACCATTTAATAAATAATAGGCATACTTATGACACCAATCGGCTTTAATAATATCAGAAGGGTGTAGTACATCTGTCCTTCTGGCTGACTCTGGCTGTCGCATTAGGTGACGTTCTATGTCCCCTATCAATCTAGTATCTGCCTTTTTAGTATCAAGGAACTTTTGTAAGTCTGTCTTGGGATTTGCCATTAATATTCCTTGTCTATACTGAAAATAAAATCTTTTAGGGACATTTTCTTTTTATATTTCTTTTGCCACTTTCGTGTCAATGCATTACGTTCTCTGTGACTTAATCCTCCCCAGATTCCGTGTGGCTCATCTCTTTTGACGGCATCCCATAAACATTCGGCACGTACTGGACAATGATTTTTTCCTGTCTCACCAAGACAGAATGTTTTGGCCTGACTAGCAATTGCTTTGTATTGCTCTTTATCACGAGGAGGGTAAAAGATGTCGGTATCTTGTCCTGAGCATCTTGCTTTGTATCTCCAGGCATATTCTGGTTCATCCATTGATTAAACATCCTTGATCTTCTCTTGCATTTCTATGAAATCGTCTTCAAGAAGAACCACGTAGTTCTCTCCATCTAAATGGATGCCAAGTACTGGCATTCTTCCATCTAAAATTGCCTCTCTTACTATTTTTTTCAAGACCGCAGACTTTATAGTAGTCTGTTTTTTTCCAGTCCACTTATGTTCAATCAACAGGTCGGTTGATCTTACATCGCCTTTACGTGACCAAAAAGCACCAGAAGCAGCGTTTCGAGAACCGTTAATTTTTTTAGCAATTCTTTTCTCATGCTTCTGTGATTCTTTTTGTCCTTTAGTCTTCAAGTTCTATTTTGCCATTCTCATAGCCCTCCAGCAAACGAGGAACAATATAGAACATTGTTTCACGCCAGAAACAAGGAGAACAACCACAAAAAGGTTCTCCTGAAAGCGTTTCTGGAATTTCATCTTCTTCACTTTCCCACACGGCTTCAAAAAGCATATCTGTATAAGTCTCTACGCCTTTTTCTAAATCATGCGCCCATGCTTGATCGTTTACTATAAACTTTTTGTTTTCAATCATTGTCAGAACTTCCAACCATCGATACATCGGAGGAACTAAGTACAACCTTTTGTAATTCTTCCTTGAGATCAACTTCGCCACGGATACTATCAATGACTGGTTCAATTCCCTGCCATTTTCTTTCTCCATAGTAATACCACCCACCTTTACGATCTATTATTCCTTTTACAACTGCTAGTGCTGCAATTTCTTTTGCAAAATCGTATTCTCCTGGCAAACAAGGACCTCCATCTGCAAAATAAAAATCAAAATAAGCAACTCTTTGTGGAGGTGCTGTTTTATTTTTTAATGTTCTAACTTTAATTCTTTGTCCAATACGAATCTTATTACCGCTAGGTCCAACTTCAATCCATTCGTCTCTGCGAATTTCACACCTTGTAAAGAAAGCATAGTTTTTTCCTTCGCCTCCTGGAGTTGTTCTTGGATCACCATGCATTACCCCTATTTTCATTCGATATTGATTAATAATTAATCCTAAAACAGGACGTTCATCTTCAACAAGGCTTCGTTTAATAGCAGAGCCAACTACTCTAAAAAATTTATTTGTAAGTAACGCACCTTTACCAACAGTCATTTCGTTCATATCTTTCTCCATTTCAGGCGCAGGAGAAAGCGCAGGAAGAGAATCAATTACAATTGCATCAACCGACTTAGATTCAGCAAACTCAATTACTGCCTGATAAGCCTCTTCCATAATATTTGTTTCAATAACAATAACTTTAGAAGTATCTACGCCACACATTTCTGCGTAATCTGGAACCCATTGTTCTGCTGCTACCCATACCGTAGTGTGATTAGGATTTAATTTTTGATTTGCCGCAATCGTTTTAAGAGCAACTGCAGTTTTACCATGAGAAGGCTCACCTATTAATTCATTCCATTGGTTTCCTGGGAATCCTCCTCCAAGTACGTAATCCAAAGTGGTTGAACCAGACGTGATCCTAGGAACCAAATCACTCCTAATATCAGAAGCAATAACGACCACATTATTACCAAATTTTTTATTAAGTTGAACAACAATTTTTTTGGCTTCATCATTCATTATTCAATCCTTCCAATTATTTGTTGTGGATTGTAATTATTTTGAACATCATTTCCCAAAGATGATTTAATGTTACCTTCAATTTTTGCTCCAGTTAAAGAACCAAACTTACTTCCTGATTGTTGTAAAGGATATCCGCAGTCGTAACATCTTGGAGCAGCGTTTTGAACAGCCATGTAGTTATTACTATTACAGTCAGGACACAACTGAGTTTGACCCGTGCTTCCAATACGAATACTTGGTTGTTTAGGTTGTGGTGGAACATACGGAGTCATTGGTTGTTGAGAGGGAGGCATTGGAACATTCTCAGTTCTTGGTTGTACAACTTGTGGTTGTGTTCCAAGTTGTTTAGCCCACCAATCAGCATTACTCATTTTGCCTCTCCCCACTTATCTACTATTTTTACGTCAGCAATTAACGGAACGATAATTGCAGGAATTTTTATACCTTCCATTGATTCTCTAACGGCTTCGGCAACCGACTCTGCTAGATCTTCACGAGCAACTGTAACAAGTTCATCATGAACAGTCAAAATTACATTAGCGTTTGGTTCTGTTATTAAGCAAGAATGGGCTCTAATAATTGCTAATTTCATTAAATCAGCAGCAGACCCTTGTATTACTGTATTAAAGGCTTGTCTTTCAGCCCGTGATCTAAGTCCTAGATCTTTACTTTTTAGATCAGGCAAATATCTTCTACGGCCATAAACTGTGGGGACATAAGGAACTGGACTTTTTGCTAACGCTTGTCTAATAATTCTTGCTTTGTATTTTGAAATATCGTTAAATTTTTCAGTGAATCTACTTAATAAATTTTTTGCATCATTTATTGTACAACCAATACTTGCTGCAATTTTATCAGGACCAACTCCATAGGCTATAGAAAGTACAAGAACTTTTCCTGCTTTACGATCTACTCCCATTGTATTTCCAATTGTTGTGTATATGTCTTCATTATCTAAATAGTTTTTTACCATAATTGGATCTTTAGAAAAAGAAGCAATAATTCTAGGTTCAATTTGAGAATAGTCCGCAACTATTAATTTATAACCAGGTGGTGCAACAAACAGATTTCTAATTAGTTTTCCATATTCTCCTGAACTAGGAATGTTTTGTAAATTAGGATCGCTGCTGGAAAATCTTCCTGTCTCTGCTCCATGTGCTTTAAAGTTCGTATGAACTCTGCCATTAATTAACAAACTTTTTTTATCAAAAACTTTTTCTTTACCCATTGTTGTTCGGGTTACTTCACCACCAAGATATGGCATTACGTATGTAGTCATTAATTTATTTAAATCTTGATATTCAAGAATTGAATCTACTAATTCATCTTTAGATCTATAAAACTCAAGAGCATCAGAGGAAACAGAATAATGATAAATATTTAAATTATTAGGATCCGTTTCTGCAACGGCTTGTCCTCTTGCAGTGAGAGCAACACGTACCCGTAAATTGGGTTTAATACCACGACCTTCTGGTTTAGGAGAAAATAACAATTCTTGTTTTTCTTTTACTGAGTTCATTGCAAAGGGTTTTCCAGTTAATTTCCAGGCCTTAGCCTTTGCTAAATCAATGTCTTTTTCAAGACTTGCTTTTAAAGAAGTTAGTTCTTCTACATCAATTGTGGCACCAGTTAATTCCATATCACACAATGCTGGAATTAAATTCATTTCTAAATCCCAAACATCTTTTAAACCATTTTGTAACTTTGGAAAAAAAGTCTTATATAAATTCCAAGTTACCTCTGCATCTATTGCTGCGTATTTAGCAACAACAGAAAAAGCATGAATTTCAACTTCAGCACCTACTCCTTTTTCTACTTTTAAACTTAGTTCTCTTTCGGCACAAGCAGCAAGACTTAGTGCTGTTCTATTCCTATTATCAATAATAAATGCTGCCATTAAAGTATCAAAGAAAGGTTTAGAAGGAACAACCCCACGGTAATATTTGGCAATTGATTTTAAATCAAATTTTACATTGTGACCTATCTTTAATTTATCGCTAAAAAATAATGGTTTTAATGCTTGAAAAACTTCTCCAGGAAATAATTGTTCTGGTGGTAAATCAAATACTGGTTTCCATTTTGCTTTGTTTTTAGAATAATCTGCATCTGTTAATGGCTTACCAGCAAGTGCTTTGCGTTGACCACTTAACAGCAGTTCTTTATCCCAATTTAAAAACTCTCCATTTGGATGACCCATTGGAATAACGTCTGTTCTTCCATCTGTGGCTAAAGATATCCATAACACATCATTTACTACTGGTTGAATTCTATTTTCTCCAACAGTTTCAACATCAAATGCAAATGCATTTACAGATGAGTAATACTTAACAAGATCGTTTAATTGTTCTTTAGTTGTAATAATATTCATAAATGTCCCTCACTAGTTAATTAAGTGGAGGAGCCTGAAAACGGAAATAAACAGGCTCCGCCACATTGGAATCTTGGTTATACCAAGGAACGAGCAATCTTTAGCATTTCGGAGCGAGGGGTCTCTCGAATTACTTCGGCTGTATACGGAACAGCCCGTGCTACAAGTTCTTGAACCTCATCGAGATTCAACTTCCATTCCTCTGCAAGGTCACGACCACGAACAAACTCCATAGTGTAATTTGTTGTAGGCCCTGTTCCCATGCGAGAAATTTCCCAGAACTCTTTTGACAAGGGTCCTTTGCGCTCATCTTCATGAGACTTTTTAATCAAACGTGCAAGTGTTGGTGGAGCAGTAAGGATTTGTACTCCTTGTGCTTCACCAGTTAATACAAGAACGTTAAATGCAAAACGTGAACGAGGTTTACTTCCAAGAATGTCTGTAAACGGATCGTTTTCTGCTAAGGCAACAAAAGATTTTTTGCCTGTTGGACGTTCAATCCAATGTTGTTCATAGACACGGAATGGTCCGTCTTCTAAAAACTTTATTAATTGTGGTTGTTCAGAGAAACGAAACTCTGTTGGAAAATCTCCAGAAGTCTCAGTTAAAAGAGCCTCTGCTGCTTCCCAACCTTGTTGAACTGTAGTACCAATTTTTGGTTCTGCAGTTTCACTATCTTCATCTAGATAATTTGCAGGATTTTTTGCAACTTCATCTGTTGGTTTAGTTATTGGCATTTATTTCTTCTTTCGGTAATGAGGCACGGAGTATGTTGTATCTCTGTACAACTTTAATATCTACTGGCTCTCGATGGATGTGATTTCTTTCCAGCGGCTAACTAAAGCCTCTGTTAAGTCATCTTGGTTAGCCCACTCTACACGAGCAGACCCCAGTAAGCCACGTTTTGAAAACTCTTCAATAGCGGACTCAATTAAGGCCCTTGTATATACCCTATTCCCACCAATCTTTTTACCTTTTAAAGTTTTAGATCTAAGTCTATAGGGTGCTCGAGGTATGTAGCCTTTTCTTTCCCATAAGCGGACAGTAACAATGGTCTTTTCCAATGCCAGTGCTAGCGCACCTATTGTGTAAACCTCTGTTTCTTTTCCACCTAATGTTTTAATAATTGGGTTTGCATCCCAACCATTACTCTCTCCGTTTTTACGGCGAGAAACTTTTGGATCTTCTTCACGGCGTTTTCTTTTAGAACCTGGTATGTACTCTAGATCAGCAAATGCCTCTAGAATCTCATCTTCTCCACGTAATCCAGCCATAATTACTTCTTGTTTAAAACCAATGCCCAAACAATTTTTTGTGGATACATTTGATCAATCTCTTCTTCTGTTAATTGCCCCTCATATAGAGCAGCCATTAAAGCATCTTCATCAACAATTCTAACTGTTTTATAAAGTTGTTCTTCCATTCCTTTATCAGCAATTATTTGTTCTGCAACACCTTCTTCGATCTTTCTTGATACACGGCGTTGTTTTTGAAGCATTCTTACGCCATCAATTTCGTTTGGAAGTTCAACAAACACATTTCCATTTCCATCTACTTCACCTTTTGTATCAACAATTTCAAATAGTTTTTCTCTAAGAGACTTTAACTCTGACTCAAAATACTCAACTTGTTTTTTAAAAAAGATGTATTGTTTAGCCTGTGCTTCAAGATCGTCTACTGCAGGCACTCTAGGTTCTTCTTCTTTTATTCTTGCCATGTTAACCCCCTCAAGGTCTCTGTTGTTGTAGGAAACTTATCAGACTTCCTACGGTTAGGTCAATTCCTCCTTTAGAATTGATTCCTGTTCCATCCATTACTGCGTCTGCTACTGCGTTTTTTTGTTGAAGCATCTCAAACTGTCGTTCCTCAATAGAGTTAGAGACTATAATATCTTGAATAATTATGCTTGGCCATCTACTGGATGCTCGTTTAATACGTCCGTTTCTTTGAACGGCTAGGCCTGCAGACCAAGGCAGATCATAGTTTATTAACAAATTTGCAATAGGTAAATCTACCCCGTATCCACCTGCATCTGATGAAATAAATACACGACAATTTGGATCTGTAAGAAACTTTTCTTTACTTGCTTCTTTTTCTTTTGCATTCATACTTCCCGTGTATATGGTTCCACCAGTAACTTCTTGAATTCTGTAAAGCATTCCAACCCAAGACGTAAAGATAACGATCTTTGCTTCTGGATCAGTTTCCAAATGATCAGCAACATAACTTTTTAACACATCTAATTTTGGTTGTTTAATTATGTTTTCTAATAAAGAACGTTCTTTTAAACTGTATGCATAGGCACTGCCTTCGCCTTCTTGTTTTAAAAATTTTTCAGCACTATCAATTAGTAAACTAGGATGATCACACAGCATTCTTAAAGAAGTAATTTTAGACATAATAGAACCCCGCATCATGTCTGCTGGACCACCTGGCTTACTATCGTGTCCATAATGTGCTAGTAAAGAAAAGTTTGCTCCAAGTAATTGTTGTGCTTCATATAATTCTTGACTCAATTCATTAGCAATTAAGTTATATAACTCAGAAGTTTTTGTGTCAAAAGAAATTTTGATTGGATCTAAGTGAATTGTGTCGGGAAGAT